AGGCTGAGAACATGATCACGTCATCCGTGCCCAGCGTTCCGTCCTTGGGCTGCAACGTCAATTCCATCGCCGCCGGATAGGCTGCCAGATTTGCCAGTGCCAGGGTGAGCGTTACGTGCTGAACGGTTTTGCTGGTTGCATCCCCGGTCATGGCGTCCGTGTCTCCGCCGTAATCCTCATCCGCATCATAGAGCGCGGCCACCACGTTGTTGAACGCTTCAACCGTGAACTTTGTGGCATCTCCCTCGGTCGCTCCCACCTTGGCAGCAAGAATATGGAGCACCGCGTTGGCGGTAACATCCATGTCCGGAGGAACCATAACCTTGGTCCCGACCGGTGTGGGCGTGCCATGATTGTTCCAGCGGATGCCCAGACCCTCGGCGGTGACGCAAAATCCGGGCAACGGATCAGTGGCATCGCCGAATACAGCCAGGGCAACCCCTGCATTGGTAATCACCGGCATGGGAATATTGATGATGCCCTTGGCGGTGAGCAGGCTCTGGTAGATCTCCTGGAGCGCAGCCTCTGCCTCAGTCTGGACCGTGAAAGCTCCGGCATCAGCGATGGAAATCGCGCTGGCCGCATGGGCCCCGGCGGCATCTGCGATATGCGTGGCCACGTCCGCCTGTTTGATGGCCGGCTCAATGTCGATCCACGCATGGGTCGTATCGATATACTCTGCGATAATTCCGCAGAAAATGTTATAAGTCACGTTGGCGGTCAGGTCCACGGTCTGATCATCCACCAAAAATACGTTGTCACCCACATTGGCCTGGGTGATGGCCGTGTCCAGGATGGCCTTGATCAGCCCCCGGCGCCGGATCTGACATACCAGTGCGCCGTCCAGGCCCGAGGAATTGTCTTTTTGTTCCAGGGACACGCCCATAAAAATCAGGCCGGATTCGTCAGCGCCGTCCACCAGATACCCGTCCGCATTCGCGCAAACGAACGCGCCGCCATAGATGGTATCTCCGTCGTCCACCGGGCAGGATAACTCCACGCCCTCCCGGTATTCGAGCTTATTGTCTTTAGTTAATGCCGTCATTTTTTACCTCCGCTTTTAAAAAAAAAGAAGTTACGAAGATGAGAAAGTTTGAAAGTTGGCAAGCCGAATGCCCGCGAGCTTCCGACCTTCTAATCTTCTGATTTTCTGATCTTCTACCCTGCGCCCTATCCGCCGTATTTCTTAATATCATCCGGCGTATTCCCGAACATCTTGGCCACATTGAGCACCGCTTCATCGGCAATCACGTCGTCTGTCCGGGTCTGTTTTTTGCGTAGCTGATCCACGGGAACCACGCTGCCTTCGGGGCGGGAGAGCACGATCAGCCTGAATTTCTCCGGATCTCTGAGCGCCAGATCGTTCCCCCATTTTTCCAACTCTTCGGGGCTGGTTTTCCCGTCCTTTAAAGCGATGGCCGTAAGGTCGGACTGCTTCATTCCTGACAGTTCCTTGCTGAGCTTAGCAACCTGGAGGCTCAACTCCTTTGCCACATCGTCGACTTTGCCCAGGCTGCCGATGGCCGCGACCACCATTGTCGCATCCGCATCCTTGGTCAGCTTGAGCACGTCCAGCACTTCCTTACAGGCCACGATCTTTTTCGATCCTTCCTCGATCTTTTTTTCAAGATCTTTGTTCTTTGCCACCACCGCCTCGACAGCTTCGACCACCTTTTCATTGCCGGCATCTTCCGCCAGTCCGAACAGTTTTCTGAGTTTTGCAATCATGATAATTTCTCCTTTGTTGTCGGTTTTGGATTTATATTCATCCGGCCATGCCAATTTGGCGATGATCGGCCTTAAATGGTTGACCTTGGGATCGTTTGTCAGGGCAATGTTTTTAATGGCCACAACCTTGCGCTCCTTGGCGCTGACCCAGAATACGGGTGAGAAGTAGAGGTATTCCTTGTTTGCAATATATTCTTTTGCCTTGTCGGTCCAGTCCACCACGGCCCACAGGCCTTGCTTGCCCTTGTTGATCATTTGGGAAATCCATCCGGAGGCCGGTGCCTGAACATCCATGAGGGTCTGATGCTCATAATCCACGACCATCCGGTTGCCCCGCCGCTCAAAATTGGCAATGATCGAATCCATGCTTCCATCGTCCAGATACGCCGGAGGCTCGCCCTCGATGTCAATTCTGCCGAACGGCAAAACCTGGAATGTATCCGGGGCCCCGTCGATCATCTTTAAAATATAGAGTGCTTTCATTTTCTCACCTTTAGTCCCATATCCAATTGCGACCGAAGCGCCGGATCGTATTTCTCCGGGTCCGGGCGCCATTGCTGCTCAGCCGGGTTGTGACGAAAGCCCTCATCCGGCTGTAATTTCGTGACTTGCGTCTCCTCTTTGAGCTTTTCTTCTTCCATTTCTTGCGCCGATATAGAGTGCACGACACATCTGCACCTAAATCCATTACTAGGCATCCACGTATCCCAGAACGGATGATCATGACGATAGATCTTGCCGTCCTGTGCCAGGTGGCTGGGCCGTGTATACGCATCGTTCACCGCGTCGTATTCCCAGTAGGGACGGCGTTCCGCGATCGCCTTCATTTGTTTGTACCGTCCCACGTTGTATGCAGTTTGAATGTTGGTCCGAAAGATGTTATCCAGCCGGTAGGGCGCCAAGCCTTCCCATCCCCGCCGGGCCATGATTTCGTCAATGCCTTCCCGAAATTCAAAGAACGTGCCGCCCTCCTCGATGGCTTTCAATATCTCGCCGTGCAGATCCTGAAGCAGGTCGGCGGATGCAATGCGTGATACCGTAAACGCCAGGCTGCCGGCATACTCTCCCACCTCCGCGACCAGGGTTTTATATTCCGCATCGGTCATGGGAAACTTGTCCCGGAAAAATTCAACGGCCTCTGCAAACGGCATTACTTTCACGACCACGCCCCCGCGATGAAATCAGCGATCGATTCCTTCAAATACACTATGTCTGACTCTTCCTCGTACATGTACGGCCTCGCCTCGATTTTAACGGATTTTTTCAGTATAAACAGCGGCTCTATATTGTCCCGGCCTATCGTCCGGAAAATTATTCCCTTGGCTACAAACGTGTCATTAAAATCCGCCGCTCTCATCGGAACCCTTTGGTCCGCAGGCCCTCCCGGAAACGGGATGGTCAGAAACTTTTTCTTTTTCGGCCTGATCGTTCCTCCGAAATGATGTATGGCCGCGTAGTCCACATCGTCCGCTCCGCCGGCCGAAATTTCCGCGGTGTCAGGGGTTTCCTCATGAGCCAGGGAGCCCTTGAGCCTGCCGGTTCTTTCCTTGAGCGCCGGTCCGGATAATCTTTTGGCTATCTTTCTGACCATCCGCTCCCCGAAATCCGCCAGGGGTCTCCTGAGATCCCGCACCCTGTCATCGAGGCTGTCCAGCGCCGCGATCACTTTTTCTTGGTCCGCTATCCGCAATATGACATTCATAATCTACCGTTTCCCCCGGGGATTGTTGGCTGCATCCATAGCTCCGGCCAAAAGCGCTGTGACCAGCGCGTCGCGTACCAGTTTTTCCAGATCGCTTGGCTCCAGATCCCCGTAAACATCAAAAATCCGGTCCCTGATTTCATCAAGACTTGAGCTGGAGGCGATCAGTTTCCGGACCGGCGCATCGATTCCCTTCCACGCATCTGCAGCCAGGGCCAGCGAATCGTCCGCCAGATCTTCTATTGCCTGCTGCTGAGCGTCATAATCCGGCCCGGGATCGACTTTTCCGCTTAATCGCGTGTGCTTACCCGCCAATATCCTCGATCGCGCAGCCTGGAGCGAATGCGGGCGTTTCATGGCCATTGGTCCGCCACCGCTCGCGGGCTGTAAAATTTCCTGGTCTTTCTCGGGCAGGGGAATGCCGAACCTCTCGCTCACGTGCTCGGGAGACACGGGCTGGCCGAACCCGATCACGTTTTTATAGACCTCGCTCAGGCTTTTCAGATCTTCGCGCTCGTTCCAGATCGCAGAGTATCCCGGTACCGCAGTGTCCCACCCGAAATTAAAACCCACCATCGGACGGATCATCTGATATCGCGTCGTCGCAGACAGCGCCCGCGTGTCCGCCTTGGCAAGATCGAGCCGTACTTCATTGTGAGTATTGGCCGCTGCATAAGAGCCCGTATCGCCGACATCTGCGGTCAATGTCTGGCCAAGGATGGCTTTTGACATTTCTTTGCCGCAAAACTCGGCCATCGCAAGATAAGGGTTGTCCCCCTTGGTCCCGCTTTTGACCGCCTCGACGAAATCAATATCCGTATTTTTCGATATGATTCCGGCAGCATCTGAACCCAGGGATCGTATGGCCACAATCAGGGCATCCTTGTCCTCCTTGCTGGCTCCGGGATCGTATTTTCCCAGGCGCAGGGGCATGCCGAAAACTTCCAAAAACGTCATCCAGTCCTTGAGTGCGTAGTTGCGGAAGAGGTACATCCACGCGCACACCCGGTAGATGCCGGATCGGGCCGCGTGACCTGCCTTGCCGCCATAACGATGAAAGAGCACCTTCCATGCCGGGATTTCGTCACCCATCATATTTGCATCCGAAAGCAGCAGCGGATACTTGCGCAGGTACCCGGTCGTATCGGTAAAAATAAACCGTTTTTGCTCGATGAACTCCAGGTCTTTTGGCATGGCCTGGCCGGACGATACGTCCCAGTGGATCTCCAGGGCCGAGAATCCCTTGCCAACGCTGTCCTGCATAGAGACGATAGTGTCGTCCCAATCCGTTGAGTTGTCGAAATATTCCTGAACAAACTCCGCGACTTTAACATCCCGGCTGTCTTCCGAGGCCGGTGTGACAGTAAAATCAACGTCCAGAATGGCGTTTCGCCGCTTTTCCGATTCGCCCAAAAGGTGCGCGTCTTTTTCTTCCATTTGGTCGAACAGCTCGGCCTGTCGCTGCACATTGCCCGAATCCGCTTCCTTGAGCAGGCTCGACAACCGCTGTGGGGTCAGGCCCGCGCTCACATATTCCCGCCACGAGTCAAGCACCGGCGCCGTGGCCAGGGGCCGTTTCTCCGGAACCTTGGTCATCGTAATCGGTCTTCCGAATTGATCTAATATTGCCATTACCATGTCCCCTTGATGGAACCGAATTTTCGTTTTGATAAGGATGTATATTCCGCCGGGCCTAAAGCGCCGCTTTGTAGCAGGTCCACCGCCCCTTCGAGCCCGTCCGGGCCGTCGTCATTCACATTTTTGTTGTCGATATAGATGAGCTGCTCGATGAGCAGGTCCTGGTCGCTGTGATTTTTCTCGAACAATATCAGCCCATGCTCCACCAGATAGCTCAGAGACCCCACGATCCGCGCCCGCTTGTTTCCGGAATGGTGCACCGGCATCCAGGGCAGGTACCGGTTACGGCGTTTTGCCTCTTGTTGGATGGCCTCATGGAGAAAATCCTTGAACATGTTTTCTTCGATGCCGATGGTACCGCCGTAATGATCCACCTGGTGGTAAGCGGCGCCGAACATCTCGCCGATGGTGGCCTTTCGTATCCAGGCATGCAGGCACCGGAAAATGAGCTTTTCGTATTGTTCGGAGCTGACCGTGATCACGGCCTTATAGTCGGATGATTCCGTGCTGGTCGCGCTCGGGTCCACGAATGTTGCCACCTGCAACACATGATTGACGATTTCTATTCGGGCATAATAT